GACACGGTTCGACTCTGACGATCTCATGTCGGCAGGGTCAGCGGATCTCATGCGCATCTTCTTCCGATTGAACGGTCTCCAGTGGTGGACGGACACGCTGCGTGAGAGCATGGAACTCGGCACGGCCAACTGGATGGGTAACATCCGTAATACGTCCTACGACCGTCTGAGCGCAGATACCAAGCGCTTGTTTGAGCAGTACGGCATTACGACCGCAGAGTGGGATGTGATGCGACAGGCAACCGTGGACGCAGCCGATAAGCGCGTCTATGTGGTGCCGGAGCAAATCACCAAGCTCGACCTCGATATCTTTAAGAATTACCTGACCGCAATCGGCAGGACGCCGACTGATGAGGCGGCAGCAAACGCTCGGCGCGATATGGCCGACCGTCTGCGTAATTTCATCATCGACCAAGCCATGACCGCAGTGATCGAGCCGGATGTGCGCTCGCGTTACTTCTGGACGCGAGGGCTGCGACCTGGCACGTTCTGGGGCGAGACCGCTCGATACATCGCGCAGTTTAAGGGATTCCCGACCGCGCTCACCCGTCAGGTATTCGGGCGCGAGATCTATGGCCGAGGCTATAATTCGCTCGCCGATTATTTGAAGTACGGCAAAGCGGATATGCTAGGCCTCGCTCAACTGATCCTGATGATGTCTGCGTTTGGATACGCAGCGATGGCAGCCAAGGATCTGCTGAAGGGCAAGACGCCACGAGATCCGACCATGCCTGAGACATGGCTAGCCGCGATGCTGCAAGGCGGCGCGCTCGGCATCTATGGCGACTTCTTGTTGGGACAATCCAACAGGTTCGGTCGCAACATCATTGATACGCTGGCAGGGCCGACATTCGGTCTGATCGGCGATCTGGATGAGCTACGCCAGCGAGCGATGCGAGGGGACGATGTGGCGGCCTCGGCCTTCCGCACGGTCATCTCCAACACGCCGTTTATGAATTTGTTCTATGCGCGTATAGTTCTGGACTATCTTGTGTTGTACCAGATTCAAGAGGCGCTGAACCCCGGATACCTGCGGCGTATGGAGCGCCGTGTCGAAAGAGAGCAAGGGCAGGAGTTCCTGCTCGCGCCGTCTGAAGCTGTGCAATGAGGATTAATACATGACCGTAGCATCGGCCACAAATCGGGTAAGTTATTCGGGCAACGGCTCATCGACCGTCTTTGCCGTTCCGTTTTATTTCCTCGCAGATAGCCATCTGCTGGTGGTCTTAAAGAGCGTGGCCGGCGTCGATACGACTCAGGTGCTCGGCACCAACTACTCGGTCTCCGGTGCAGGTGTCGAGTCAGGCGGCACGGTCACGATGAACGTGGCCCCGCTTTCCGGCACGACCCTCACGATCTCGCGCAATGTGCCGATCACGCAGGAAACGGATCTACAACCGAATGACCGGCTACCGGCTGAGTCGCTCGAGGACGCGCTCGACAAGCTGACGATGATCGATCAGCAGATCAACGAGAATGCGATCCGAGCGATCAAGGTGCCGGTGTCGGATTCGACTGCGCTTAATACGACACTCGACACGGCCGCAGTACGAGCAAATAAGTATCTTGCCTTTAACAATCTTGGTGAGCCGATCGCGACCACTGCACCCGCAGGCATCGCAACGGTCAACGAGACTCAGATCGCGACCGCGGGCCAGACCGTGTTCTCGCTTGCGAATTCGTATGTCCCAGGCATCAGCAATCTCGATGTATTCGTCGATGGCGTCAATCAATACCCAGGCTCCGCTTATACCGAGACCAACAGCAACACGGTGACGTTTTCGGCAGGACTCAATGCAGGAGCTAAGGTTAGGTTTACGACCGCTCGAACGCTCTCAACGAGCCAGTCGGATGCGGCGATTACGACCTATGTACCTGCCGGCACTGGCGCGGTATTTACTAACGTCCAAGCCAAGCTGCGCGAAAGCGTCAGCGTCAAGGACTTTGGCGCAATCGGCGATGGCGTGACGGATGATACGGCTGCAATTCAAGCAGCAATTAACGCCGCTGCTGGCCGCACGGTCTACATTCCGGCAGGAACGTACAAGATCACTAACACGCTGTCTTATAACGTCTCAAAGACTTTTGGCGCGTTTAGCCCCGGCATTAAGCTGATGGGCGACGGCATGATTAAGACGTTTCTTAATCACCAAGCGCCTAACAAGCCTCTGATTGACATTGACAGCGGATCGCACGGCGGCAGTTACGAAGCCGCTATGGGGTCTTTAGTCACCGAACTTGCCATCGTCAATACGACGGCAACGGCGGGTACGGTTGGTATTCGAGTGTTGAATGGCTATCAAATTGACATTCATCACGTTTACATCAAAGGCATGACCAGCCACGGCGTAGAGCTTAAAAACGGGCTTTACGCGGATGATGGTTGGAATATGTTTAGCATGACTCAATCGTGGATTGATGCGTGCAAGGGCTGGGGTATTAAAGCGGACGGTTCTGCGGGTCGTAACGAAGGTAGTTACACCTATCTGCGCGAAGTGTTTTTCCAAACCAACGGCACGACAGATGCGGCGTATCAGCCAAATTCCGGCGGCATGATTTGGAAAGGCCAAATTTTAACGATGGAGTCTTGCGGATTTGCGAACGGGAACGAGAATGTCGGCCTGTTCATCAAGGGTGAATCCGGGAGTGGACAAACCGTCGATCTTCGCAACGTGACGTTTGAAAACTGCAAGAAGCGCAGCCTTTTTTGTCGCGGTATCCTCGTTTTCAACGCGGTCAACTGCCAGATTTACAACAACAACGATTATGTGGCCGAAACTGGGTTTGAGTTTGAGGCAGGCAGCTTTGTCATCCGACAGGTAAACATTGAAAACATTACGGTACGCGCAACGAGCGGAAACAATCCTTTTACGGCGTTCAAAATTAGTGGTGCAAACGCTGACTTTAAATCTTGCCGAGTTCGCAATGTAAATTGGGAAAACTTTGACTACGCCGGGCAAACTCGATTTGACGGGTGGGAATTTGATAACATTCCTAATACCGGAGAATTGTTTGTTCAAACATCTGCATCGGTCTTGTTCCGACCAAAAGCATATATTGGCGAGGGCCGCACGGTTCCTTTGCGTCTGCGTGGCCCGCGAGCGCAAAGCGGCGGCGGCGTTTCGTCAACGTCTGGGGAATGGGTTGCTTATCAACTTCCTTCGGGGGGATTAGTTGTGCCGCTTGGTGATGTGTCGGCAGGATCGCGTTATTGGTGTTATCTCTATGACAACAACGGCGCACCGGCTATTGAAGTGTCAAATTCGGCATCACCCGTTACTAACGCTGCAAGCGGTTACGCAGTCAAATCTGGCGATGCTACCAAATACTACATTGGTAGCATTTTGGGCGGCGCAATCGATGACACAGTTGCTACCACGGGGCTTGGATGGCTAGACCCCTTGCCTATCCCTGGCTCGGTTGGCGGTACGCAAAGCTACATTTGGTCAGATTCAACGGGCGATTTGTACATTAAGAGCGGTGCTTTGCCTTCAAACGACACAGACGGCACCATTGTGGGCACACAGTCGTAATTAAGGTTTTAGGAGTATATCAATGGCTGACAAGAAAATTTCCCAGCTTTCGGCGGCAAGCACGCCGCTTGCTGGTACTGAGGTTCTGCCGATTGTGCAGAGCGGCAGCACTGTTAAGGTGTCAGCCGCTGACGTAACTGCCGGACGCGCAGTGTCTGTGTCGAGCGTTGCGGTGACAGGTTCAACACCTCCGGCAAACGGCGTATATCTTCCGGCTACGAATAGTGTTGGAATCTCTACGGCCAGCTCAAACGCTGTTTACATTAACTCGTCTGGAAATGTGGCGATTGCGGGAGGTAACGTACCTACGCAAGTGTTTAATCTTTATCGTTCTGGTTCTACGCAGACGGTTATGTCGGCGGGCAACAGCAACACCGGCCTTAACGGAACATACTTTGGTGTTGATACGGCCGGCAATGCGATTATTAGCCAGACTAAAGCGACTTTAACCATGACGCTCAGCAACGCCGGTTTGCCTCGTGTGGTTCTGACCGCTGCCGGCAACGTTTCGGTCGGTGCCGGGGTGGTTACTACGACCGCAACGGACGGGTTCCTCTATGTGCCGACCTGCGCAGGTACACCAACTGGAACGCCAAGCACAGTAACCGGATTTGCACCTATCGTCGTAGACACCACGAACAACAAGCTGTACTTTTACAGCGGCGGTCAGTGGCGAGACGCTGGGCCGTAACATTTAACCCGTACTGGTGCGGTTCACCACGGGATCTGATAGCTGCCTATTGCGCAGCGCGGTTATCGACTAGCAGATCGCCAGTTCGTCTCCCGCTCGAGCGCAGCTCTGAGAGCGAGGATCTCAAGCTCTAAGGCTTGAGCCTCCTCCCAGCAGCCACGCTGACGGATCGCAGCGAGGATGTACTCGACAGGCTGTCGGCGATCAATACCGCGGCGTTTTTCGAGTTCCCTTGCCCACGATCCTGGCGGGCTTTCCTTGTCTACTATCACGTTCTACCTCATCGGTACCCGGCTCATACACAAATTGTCCACAGGGACGGTCGGCGGCACTCTGCCAGAAGTCGCAATAAAGTGCATCTTTCTGCCAGCGCGAGTAGTGGCAACTACCGCAAGTCCATGAAGTATCGAGAATATTTCTTTCCATCTTTATGCACCAGTTCGCTCTTGATTGGTACGCCATCATCGCGCAGATTCTTGATGCGTGCGGCCAGTCGCAGGCAGTTAAACCGCACCAGCGCGTCCATCGCAGTTAAGGATTTACCTGTCTCGAGGTACATACGGATTCTGTCGGTTTGTGTTTTCTTCACGGTTACTCTCCAGTTTGTGAATCAATCGATCTAAATACCATCGTGCCTTCTTAGCGTCCTCTAGCGGCGCGTACTTGTCCCACATACGCAAGGTGTACTTGAGCACTTGCCACTGAAGTGCGCCTCGAACGGGGTCAGGGGCGCGTGCGACCGCATCCTCGATGACGTCGATCGCCTCGTACTTGCCTTGCGTGTAGTGCGCGGGATGATTAACGGGGTCGCTCATCCTTGCCTCCGGTTCGCTTGGATCGTGCGCCAGGTATCCATGACGATCCGCTCAGTGTCTCGCTTGTTTGCGATCTTGGCGTGTGCAGCGATCGCAGCCACGAGCCGCTCGTGCGCAGCCAGAGTGTCGGCGTGCTGTACCGCCTCGGCCTGACGCTCGGCGACGGTGCCAGCGCTGTGGGTGAATACGGCCTCTCGCGTTCGCTTGAAGGCAAACTCGGCACGCTCCACCTCGGCCTTGTGTAGAGCACAGGATTCGTCTGTGTCCACCAGATACCGCAGCGCTTTCTCTGCTCGCTCATCGCTGATCATCAGAATGGAACGTCATCGTTAAATGCGGAATCGACCGGCTGATTGACCGCGGGGATCGGACGCCGCTCCTGCTGGTTGTACGGGCCGTTCTCGGTCTTAGGTTGCACGCTCATACTGATAAACGGCACGCCGCCTTTCGACTTCTTGTGCCACGCCGAGATCCGGTACTCAGTACCCTCGACGTTGATCGTTCCCTTGTAGTCGGGCCTGTTCGGGTTGCCGGCCTTGTCGTTGTCGAACATTACGCCGCGATTCGTATCGTCCCATTGCTTATCACTCACAGTTCAATCTCCTGTAATTCACTAACGGTCTGATCAAGCTCTTTAAGAAACTGAGCCACCTCTGACTCAATCTCAGCAATCAAGGCAGGGTCACGCTCGACTCGGATGATGAGCAGTTGCAGGCGTTCGCCGAGCCGTGGATCGTAGGCTACGAAGTCGCACCATCCGCGCCCCGTGCAGAGCATTTGCCATTGCATTTGCAGCAGGTACTTGTGCGGCACTTGGCGCGTGCGTAGGTACTCGATCATCGTCGCTGAGTTCGGGCATTTGATTTCCACGAGACCGTCAGCGCTGACTAGTCCGTCTGGGCTAGCACCGGCCTCAAGTGTCGGGTGCTTGTGGAAGCCGGTCTCCTCGACGATCTCGCTGGTCTTAGCAGAGTACGCAGCGCGGGCCTCCGGCTCCTTCTCCGTACCCCACTCCATCGCAGCGTTCGAGAAACTTGCAGCCACCTCGCCGGTCAAGCGCTCGCAGACGAGCTGGGCTAAGTAGTTAGCCCGACTCGCGCCATAGCCCGACTTGGTGCGGGCCATCACATCTGCGATACGACTAGCGGTCACGCGGCCGCAGCGAGCTGCGAACCATGCCTCTGTACGCTGATCCATTACCAGTCTCTCCGCTCAAGCTTGAAGTTACGGATCGGCCAGCGGCGCAGGATATTCTCAGCAGGCCATACGAGTACGACTGAGCCGGCCTCAGACTTCCAGCAGCCTTCTTGCGTGAGTCCCTCTCCGGTGTAATAAAAGGCGCGCTGGGCGTCACCGAGACTCAGGTTATGGTTACGCTCAAACTTAGCAAGATCGAGGCTGCACGCATCGGTGAGCAGGACGGTCTTGCCGTCGCTGTCTCCTTTGATGCCGCCGGTCGCGAAAACATCGGCGTGGGCAGGGATGGCGGCGAGTGCCGCGAGAACGATTAACTTACGCATGGGTCAACTCCTTTTTGCGTTGTGAGAATTTGTCTGTTACCTCGCGCCGTAGCACCTGGGGCAGACTCTTGAATAAAGCGTTGAGATCGTCGGTGCTCGAGCACGCAGCGAGTTTGGCGTCGAGTTCGGCGTGCAGTCCTTCACGCTCTCCCTCCGGCAGATCCTCGCCAGCGTAGATGTAGAGACCGAGACCGTATAACGCGATGCATTTAGTCATGCAGCGCATGATGGCGGTGTTGATAGCGAAGGCGTCTGGATTGGCGATCGCCTTGTTGCGGTTGTCCATGACGGGCAGCAAGCAGGTCTTGATGTCTCCGCGGATCTCGACCGATACCTTGACCATCGCAGTACCGTCTTTCAAGTAGATCACCGGCAGACCGTCATACTCGTGGACGGTGTAGCGGGCAGCGCTATCGATCTTGAGCACTTCTGCCCAAGCCCATGCCCAGCTCAGATAACTCAGTTGTCCCTTGCGCTCAACGTGATCGTTGACGTTGATCTTTAGTAATTCACTCACTGTCGTATCTCCACAATGCGAGCGCGATGTCACAGTCAGCGATGCGCTCTTGTTCTTCCAGTTGCTCGAGTTCCTGATCCTGCTGGTGCCACCAGGTCATGTCATCGTCGAACATCGGTCACCTCGTCGTCGCATGAGTGGCCGTCGCATGGATCAACGAGAGCGGCCAGTAGATAAACAAACACGATGAACAGGACGATCGCGATCGCCTCCCAGTCGATGATGCGCTTCATGCTGCTCTCCTCTGCTTTACGAATGCAGCGATTGTGTCGTTGGTGCCTTGGAACTTGCCGAGCGAGTACGCAAGGCGCAGTAGGTTGGCGATGCTGCTCTTGTCTACCACTCGATCACCGCACTGACATTGACCGATCAGCGTGAGCAGTTCCAGCTCGTCACCGAGCAGGTCGATCGCTGCCTTCCACGGCGCAAAGCGCACAGGGTCACGCTTGATATCAGCAAGCAGGGAAGGGATCTCGTCGGCATTGTTGCGGAGGAACTCGGCCTCGCACTCGACGCAAACGTCATCGCAGCAGAATTCTTGTTTGTCTTTACCGCAGTCTTGGCAAATCGCTTGAGCGTAGTTCATGTGTTGTTCCTATCTGTGTTTTGTTACCGTGAGCGAATGCTAACACGAATCTGATTCGATGTGTCAACACTTGCAAACAATTTTTTTATAGTCCACACTCGCGACTGGAGGATGTAAGCCATGACATACGATGATCTGATTAAGACCTACCATAGCCAAGCCGGTATCGCTCGAGCGTTCGGGTTGAGCCGAGCCAGCGTCAATCGATGGGCTAAGACCGGCAAGGTGCCAGCACTGCGAGCATTGCAGTTTAAGCACGAGCACACGCCCGCAGAGGCCCGCATGAGCCGCAAGGCTATGCAAGCCGAGGCAGCGAAGCGATGGGCTGAGAGGGGCTGAGAATGCCTAGAAACGACAAACCCCCTGAACGGGGGCTTGACGGATCGCACGGGTCGATCTATTTTGCACTCGGGGTTGGAGTGTGAGGCAATGGTAGGCGACCGCTTTACCACTGTCAAACACTCTAACGCCTCGGCCACTCTGGACGGGGAAACAACGCGCAGAGCAGGCTTAAATCTAGACCGGGGCAGCGGGCCTCTAGACACGCAGCGCATAGCTGGGAAGCGTGAACCGCACCTGAGTAATCAGGGAAAAGTCGCCAGCACTGGGATGGCTCCGTCAGGTTTGAGCCGTGAATCCTACGCGAGTAGAGCTAGGCGTTCCTGTCTCTACCGCCTGGGATTCACCATCAGGTTTGCTATTTACTCTTATGTTCTCCTTAGTGTTTTCTTTTTTTTTATAACTATAACTCTGGGGTAACTATGACTGAACCAATCGCACAAGATTCATCAGCGTATGCTCGAGCACAGTCCGAGCAGTATTGGAAAGATCTCGACAAGACTCCGCTCAACAAGCTCAGATTTGCTGATGCGTTACTCGCTCGCTACACGGTCTGGTGGTCTCCGCAGCAGGATGAGAACGTGGACTGGTTACGCAGTGAGGTCGGAGAGATCATCCGATCGATGACGCCGGAGGAGAAGCGACAAGCCGCGGGTGATCCGCACATTGCGGGAATGGTTCGCAAGCTCTGGAAAGATGCCGCCTACGTCAGACTGAAGGAGGCGTTATGATTTATACAAGCCTTAAAAAGATTAGAAGCGACGAAGGCTATGAAAGCGAGAAATATAACAGAGTGAGAATGAATCTCGGTTTAACGGACTGCACTGACGATCCTATTCCATTAGCAGTTATTTTTGAAGCGAACGGATTTTCTGACGCAGTAAGTTTATTGACTTGCTGTGATGGGTTTGATCGGCATTGTGTGATTTACAACGTCTGGTGTGCTGAGAAGTTTCAAGACCTAATGGTTGATTCAAGAACTCTCAATGCCTACAAAGCCGCAGTTGATTTTTCGCACGGAAAGATTACTGAAGATCAACTGTATTGGTACAAGTATCAAGCCGATGAAGTTCTTAACGAATGGTCTAAGACTGAATTAATTAGAAGCGCCATGAAACAAAATCCTGATTTGTGGGCAAGAGAATCGATAAAGTCTTTAGGTCATACCGATAAAATTATCGACGCTAAACTGCCTAAATTAGCAATCCGAAGGGCGGCTGGGTTGGCCGGAGACGTTTCTGATCCAAGGCCAAGAGAAGTAAGTTCTGTTATCAATTGCTGTTTTTTGCTTGCGAAACAACACGCTCGGCAGGAAATCAGAAAAGCACAGATTGAAAAGTTCAGAGAAGTATTTTGTTCGGAGGCGGTGTGAGATACCGATACGATCCTCTTGAGGCACGGGAGCCGAGCGTCGAGAGTGATCCGTATCGCAAACTGTGGGCAAGCGTGTTGTTGATTGCAGTGCGCGATATGAATCAGAAACGTCGCTGGCGTGACGCTAAGTTCTGGTTGTACTCTCGGCACCAGAATGCAATCGGTTCAGCGGGATGGATCTGCTCGATGCTTGATCTCGATCTCGAAGCATTGCAGCGATTGTGTGCGACTCGGGCAGGACGCAAAAAGATTCTGAGGTCAGATCGGTATGCATGAGATTCGATTAACACTGCCGTGGCCGCCGAGCGTCAACCATTACTGGCGCAACTTTCGGGGTCGCATGGTGATCGGCGCGAAGGGTCGAGCGTATCGACACGCAGTGATCGCGAGCGTGATCGAGCAGGGTATCCCGCGAAACAGAATTTCGTGCAGGCTTGCGGTGAGCATTGATGCATACCCGCCTGACAATCGTCGCAGAGATATCGACAACATCAACAAGGCGCTATTGGACGCGATCGTTGCCGCCGAGGTTATCGAGGATGATGGCCTCATCGATGCCTTGAGCATCATCAGATTCGACGCGGAGAAGGATGGCCGTGTCGAAGTGAGGATTCAAGAATATGCCAAAGTGGTGTGAGGTCTGCCGCACGCAGTATGTTCACAAGTGCAAGCGAGAGAAGCAGCACGATGTGATTCGCGAATGGTTCGCAAAGCGCGATGCGGCTAGAGCAATCAAAGAGTTACTGTGTGAATCGATCGACGAGTCACGCCAGTCTGACAAACGATGGCGACCGCGAGCGAAACGGTCACAAAAACGGGCTACACAAACCCTGACGCTGGGGGCATGATGGAGCCTCACCCGCGGAGGCTTTATGAGCGACGTTCACACTTACGAGTTACCCATCGAGCTGATAGAAAACGCGAACACCATCATCGATCTTGCAGAAGTGGTGGTTGACTATGAGCGCACGCTTGAGAAGATCATCGACTGGCAACCTAACTCGGAAGTTGCGGAATTTGCTCGACAAGCGCTGGAGTGGAACGAACGGAGACTCGACTCGTGACAACTGACGGCATTCAATTGGCACCGTGTCCGGCCTGCCTCGCGCATGGCTGGCTACTCGACGAGGCAACCTTTACTTGGTTTCGATGCGTGGTGTGTAACCCAGAGCCGCCGCCGAAGGCGAGCGCGATCGTGCTCGAGTACAAGCGCGGCGCGAAGGTGAAAGCGAAGGCGAAGCCAACCGTAGACGATTTACCGCCGGCAGCCTAGAATTACAGCTATGGCTAAACCAGGTCTTTACGCAAACATTTGGGCGAAGCGCAAGCGGATCGCTGCGGGTAGCGGCGAGAAGATGCGCAAGCCGGGCGAGCAAGGTGCGCCGACTGCGAAGGCATTTCGGGAGAGCGCTAAGACCGCGATGAAGAAGCGATGAAGGCGAAGCGACTCGGTGATCCCGAGCGGCCTGACGAGGATGAAGAAGATCCTTTTCTCTTTCGCCGCGGTGGTGGACGAGGCGCGTTATTCCCAGGGAGCGGGCGGTTTCGAGGCGTGCGCGGCGGGAGAGATAGTCGCGCTGATCGATTCCCCGGCGTCATTGATCGGGATGTGTGGTACAGAGATCCGCGGAAGCAGCAGGAAAAATGAAAACACCGGCATGGCAACGTAAGGAAGGGCAGAATCCAAGGGGCGGCCTGAACGAGAAGGGGAGAGCGAGTTATGCTCGGGAGACTGGTGGAAAGCTTAAGGCTCCGGTTCGCAGTGGCGATAACCCTCGCCGAGCTTCGTTTCTTGCGCGCATGGGTAACGCTAAAGGGCCGATGCAGGATGAAAAGGGACGCCCCACCCGACTTGCCCTCGCCCTCAAAGCGTGGGGTGCAAGCTCGAAAGAAGATGCAAGGGCCAAAGCGCGGGCCATCTCTGCGCGTAACAAAGGGAAAGCGTAATGCCATTGATTAAATCAGCGAGCGCGAAAGCGTTTCGCGAAAACATCCGCACCGAGATCAAGGCTGGCAGACCGACCAAGCAGGCGGTCGCGATCGCGTATGCGACCAAGCGATCTGCTGCTGCGAAGAAGGGCGCGGCCAAACGGAAAGCCTGATGCCTGCTGGACGTCCGTCCATTTACTCGCAAGAGCTGGCCGATAAGATTCTGTCTGAGTACAGTCTTGGCCGAAGCATTCGCGACATTTGCTCGGATGCAGGAATGCCTGACCGCGTGACGTTATGGCGATGGCGCAATGAGAATCAGGAATTTGCATCCGCTCTCGCGCGCGCACGCGAAGCAAACGCAGAGACGATTGAGGACGAGATCAGCGATATCGAGCGCAAGGTGCTGACCGAGCAGGTTAATCCGCAGGCGGCAAACGTGGTGCTCTCCTCGATGCGCTGGCGTGCTCGAGTGCTTCACCCGCGGCGTTATGGAGACAAAGCGGAAGTGGAGCACAAGGGCGAAGTGGGTCTGACCGTAAACGTAGTACGGATGACGGATGCCGACAATAAACCTGCCGGCGAATAACTGGCGGCCTCGCGACTATCAAATCCCTGCATGGCGGGCGCTCGAGGGTGGCTGCACAAGGCTCGCTCTCGCGTGGCCTCGGCGTCACGGTAAGGATGAGATCGCGCTGCACTGGGCGGCCTGCTCGATGATGACGCGACCTGGCGCGGTGTGGCATATGCTCCCGCTCGCCAATCAATCGCGCAAAGCGTTATGGGATGCAGTCAATCCTCGCACCGGCAAGCGCCGAATTGATGACGCATTCCCGCCTGAGCTGCGCGAGACCACTCGAGAGCAGGATATGTTTATCCGGTTCAAGAATGGCTCAACGTGGCAGGTGGTCGGCTCGGACAACTACAACGCGCTCGTCGGCTCGCCGCCGGTCGGCGTGGTGTTCTCTGAGTACGCGATGGCTGATCCGAATGCGTGGGCGTTTCTCAGACCGATCCTCGCTGAGAACGGTGGCTGGGCGATCTTTATCTCGACGCCCCGCGGTCGCAATCATTTCAGCAGGCTCATCGACTACGCGAAGGATGATCCGAACTGGTTTGGACAGGTGCTCACGGTCGAGGACACGGGTGCGATCCCGATCGAGACGATCCAGCGCGAGCGCAAAGAGCTACGCATGGAGCGCGGCGACAAGGAAGCCGAAGCGATCATCCGACAGGAATACTACTGCGACTTTGATGCAGACATTCCTGGCGCGTACTTTGGTGAGCTGATGAAGTCAGCGGAGGTGCAGGGCCGTGTCGGATCGTTCCCTCATGTGATCGGCCAGCCGGTCGGCACCGCATGGGATATCGGCGTCGGCGACAGCACGGTGATCTGGTTCTACCAGTTGATCGGCCACAAGGTGCGCATCATCAACGTGCTCGAGGGCAGTGGCGTCGGTCTTGAGTGGTACGCGAAAAAGCTACTCGCGATGGATTACGTCTACTCGGACACGATCTGGCCGCATGACGGCGCGGTGCAGGAGTGGGGCAGCGGTCAATCACGAGTGCAGGTTGCGGCAGGCTACGGCCTCAAACCTCGCGTGCTCGAGCGTGACAGCGTGGACGATGGCATCCAAGCGGTGCGTATGATGCTGCCGGCGTGCGAGTTCAACACGACACCGGACACGTTCCCAGGCGAAACACCAGACGATGCGAAAGCTCGCATGACGAGAGCGATGGATGCAATCCGTCAGTATCGGCGCGAGTACGATGACAAACTCCAGCGATTCCGCGATAAACCGCTACACGATTGGACGTCACACTTTGCGGATGCGCTCAGATATTTGGCGAAGGGACGCCAACCATTCCGCGGCACACAGGCTCGGACAATCAATGCGCCGAGGCAGGCAGTAGCAGATTACGCTGTGCTTGGGTAGACTTGCGAGCGCAACCCCGAGGGAGTGCTATATGTCAAGCCTATTCAAGCCGAAGATGCCCAAAGTTGAGCCTACACCGCCGCCGCCGACCATCGACATGGCGCAGCAGCAGCGCATCGAGCAGCGCCGATTGTCACGCCGCAGGGGCCGCGCCGCTACGATCATGTCATCGCCTGAGTCTCGCATGGGTCAGACGGCGGTCACTCGGTTGCTGGGTGGCGGCTAATGTCAACGGTTAAGATCTCTGCGCTTAACCTACTGACGCAGGCGAATCTCGACAGCGCGAATGACGAGCTGCCGATCGTCGATGACGGAGCCGGTGAGACGAAGAAGATCTCTCCGAAGTCTCTGGTTGGCGGGTCGCTCGCTGACGTAGACATCACTTGGAATAACATCGCGACCACGTTCACGGCGTTTGACATGGCGGTCACGGACACGGCGTCAGACGCAGCGTCATTGCTCGCGAACTGGACAGTCGGTGGCTCCGATCGCTTGAAGCTCACGAAGGATGGGCATCTGACGGTAGTCGGCTATCTGCGATCCTCGGGCGCGAATACCGGCGTCGGCTATGCAACAGGCGCAGGCGGTACAGTTACGCAGCTCACGAGCAAATCGACCGCAGTCACGCTTAACAAAACGTGCGGCGCGATCACGATGCATAACGCGCAGCTCAATCGTTCAACAGCGGTGAGCTTCACACTCAACAACACGAGCATCTCGTCGGGTGATGCGGTGATCGTGAATATCAAATCAGGCGCAACGGTGGATGCGTACACCGTCAATGTGACGGCCGTCGCGACAAACTCTTGCCGCATTCAGGTCTACAACCTACTGAGCGGCACCGACCTATCAGAAGCAATCGTTCTCACATTCGCAGTCATCAAAGCAGTTACGGCCTAAGAGGATCAGATCATGGCAGTAGGTATTGTTCTCGCATCAAACGCCAGCGCGACCGGCGACTGGGTAGCATGGCCGGGTGGCCGCGGTGAGTTCCGAGTGGAAGGAACATTCGGCGGCGGCACGGTCAAGCTCGAGTGCAAGGGGCCGAACGGCACCGCGCAGGATGTCGGCACCGACACCACGCTGAGTGCAGACGGCGGCGGCATTTTTGAATTAGGCGCTGGGGAGATTCGCGCCAACATCGCTACGGCGACCGGCGTGTACGCGATGGCATTGGCTATTCCGTCACCGAGTTTCTAATGCGCACCTATCCTCGGGCATCCGAGCGCACAGTGGATCGCGATCGTCGCCGAACTGATCCCGGCGGTGATCAAGATGCTAGCAACCTATTGCTTGAGGATGGGAACGATATTCTTCTTGAAGACGGCGGGTTCTTGCTGCTGGACTACTATCCTCCAGGCCCTAACCTTTTACTGGATTTTGCCAAGGTTGGTTTTTTAGATCCGCGCATCACCTTCACTCGCGCTAGTCAGGCGACGTTGTTTGACAGCACGGGGACGTTGAAGTACGCAAAGCATAATTTGCTGTTGCAGTCGCAGGACTTTGGCACGACTTGGATAAAAGTTGATGCCACCATTACTAGCAATACTATCGTTGCACCTGACGGCACTTTAACGGGCGATAAACTAGTTTTAGATAACGGGGACACTGCTGGATATGTGTCTCAATCAAATAGTTATACATCTGGAACCGCTTACACATTTTCATGTTTTGCGAAACAAGGGGAGGAAACAGATTTTAGAATCATAACCCCAGTATCTGC